TGGTAACAGAGACAGCGTGGCACATTCCATTCGCTAATGATTCCACCACACCCACCGGAAACGGCCCGTATTCCCCGTCGTTCTCCTCGTGGTCCGTCGACCATGCCAGCAGTCTTCCCAACTCCCAGTCCTCTGTTGATTTAGTTTTGTAGTCAAACCGGCAGAACCAGCACGACGCACCAATTCGGTTGGGCGAATGAATCACGGCATTCCTTTCACGTCAATTACGGTGCAGAGACTGTCCAGAACGGATTCAAAGCAGAACTTGTCACGCCGCTTCTTAACGAGATCAGGTGTAAGTTGTGGTCGACACCAGTCACCTAACATGCAACTGGCGAGCAGTGGAGCCTCCTCGTCGTATTCCTCAGTACCACGCCCAGTGGGCCAACCGTCACAGGAATCCTCAACGTCCGCTCTCTCAGCTGGTGTTTCCTGCATTACGCCGCTCCTTTCTCTTTCAGTTTCGTCAGGAATTCACCCTGCCTGTCAACGCGAGCGGTTAGCTCTCCAATCACTGCCTGACACTCTTTGATGTCCGATTCCAGCTGCGTGTTAATTTTTCTCTGGGCTTTCAATTCAGCCCAGCAGTCTCGGATGCTCGCAACAGCGCTGTTGATGCTGTGGTTGGCGCCGATATAGCCTTGCTTCAATTCGTCGTACCGTTTCTCCCACCATGCCAGCGTGAACTTGTCAGGCATTAGATCGCGGCGCTCCTGCAATTCCTCAGTGAATGTTTTCTCCCTCGTCTCACCGCTCACGAAAACCTCCCATCGAATAAGTGTTTCACTTTCCTGCCCGCTTCAGGATGACCGTACGGCAGCATGCGGATCGTATTCCCCGCCACCGTAACCTCCTTCGGAATACGCATCTTGGTTCCCTGCTTCTCAGCCATGCCGTAAGCCATTCCTACAGCCTGCTTCCACGTTCGTCCGCTCTTGCCCGCTCGGTACAGCGAACTCACCATAATCTCCGCACACGTCTTCTTCTTCGCTGCCTTCGAATCCTTACGCTTGACTTCACTCAATTCGGTCCCGTTGAATTCCAGCCCCTGCGAGCCTCGCTCCTTCGGCGTAGGCTCGTACCCACAGCTTTTGCACCGACCACCGCGATACACTGCCGTACACTGAGGGCATTCAATCGTCGGCCGAACACCTTCCTCGCCAGCTGGTTTCGTCGTGTAATCCAGCGACCAGTCCACTTCGTCCTCGAAGAACCCCAGCCCTCGGTCACTCGACAGATTCCCGCCATGATCGATTACGATCGCGTCCATAATCTCAGGATGTCGACGTGATGCTCTGGCAATCATCTGACGCCAGCGTTTCCTTGAGCCAACCGACGTACACATCTGAACGCAGCTCACCCTCGGAATATCCGTCCCACGTTCGCACACACCCACATTGCACAGGTAATCGATCTCACCGCTGTTCAGGGCGTCGTACAGGTATGCTCGCACATCGTCCTTCGTTTCGCCGTCCACGTATTTCGCTCGCACGCCGTTCTGTTCCAGCAGAGCCTGAGCCTCTTTCGCGTGTGTTCGCCGTGGAAAGAATCCGATCGTCGCCCGTCCTTCCGCCAGCCTCTTCCAGTCACGCACCAGATCCCCTGACATGCCCTCCATCGCTGCGGAGACAGAGTCCTTGGTGAATTCCTTCCCACGTCTCACGAGCTTCCCCAGCTGGCCGTCTGTGGCGTGGAAGTAGCGGTACGACTTGAGAAACCCATTCGAGATTAACCACTCAGGAGGCTTGCCTGTGACGATCTCACGGTACACATCAGCCAGTCCCTTCGATTCAGGTGTCGCCGTCAGTCCGATTACGAACGGTGAAGCCAATTCCGTCGCTTCCCGCTTCTCTAAGTGAGCCTTCAGGAACCTGTGAAACTTGGAATGATGTGCATGTGCCTCATCGAAAATGATCAGATCAAAGGTCATGTCCCACGAATATCCACCGTCCTCGCAGAACCAACTCAGCATCGTGTCAATCGATGCGACCTGAATCTTGAACGCTGGGTTGCAGTCCCGGCCCGACATCAGCACAGCGTGCGGTAATTCAGGCTCCTCACGGAACGAATTCCTCGCGTTGTCCACCAGTCCTCGTCCGTACACGACGAACAGGGCATTGCCAGACTGCGACGGACTGAGTTCCATGTTGTGGTAGGAACCCAGAATCCACTTAGCTACGCGCGTTTTTCCGACGCCCGGTTCGGCCTGCAGAATCACCGAACGGCGAGCCTTCAGGGCAGCGCGTACGCGGTCTTTATGCTCGTCCTGGTGCTGATAAAGTTCTGGTAGAATGACCTGTTTCATGATTTCGCAGTTTTGTAGCCAGAAATAAACACTGAAAGCTCACGAATCAACCCGCCGCTTATTTCTTCCCATTGACGATAGCGGATGGCATCGAATACATCAGGCTCGATCACGTTTCGAAGAAACGGACGCTTCACTAAAAAGTATCGTATTTCGTGCAAGTCGTATGTTTTCATAAACAGTCGCTTATTCATTTCACGCTCCTACTCGATAACCACGCGGACGGGCTGGGAGGTCAGGCCGAATCACTGCAGGCGGGACGAAGATTAATTTGCGATCTTGTTGTTTTTTTCCACAAACCTGCCACCTCATGTGCCCACGCCTCAGATGGGAATTAGCGAGTTCCACGCCACCACCCCCAGTTCGCTCACCATGTGTTGTCGACGTAGCTTCTGGTAAGTCAATTTCTCGACCGACAGTGAACCCGTCCGTTTGTTTTTCCAACCGCTTCATTGTCGGTTCATCATTCTGGCGTTTCGCTGCGTGCCACTTGTTGAAATGTTTGCGGGGCACGTCTGGGAGAATGATCTCATGCTGGCCGATTCCAAAAAAACAAGCCCCCACGACAATCCGAACGATGGCGTTTATTGACTCTGGGGTATTGCCGAGTTCTCCATCCTGTATGGCTATTGTCTCCTGAACTGATTCTTCAATCGTGTTAAATGTACTGAAGTCCAAGAACACAATAGACGTGCTGCCAGACCCTATGTCGGTCTTGTCTGTCCAGATTATCAACAGCCCGTCGCCGTGCCCGCTTCGTGTTTTAGCTTTAGTGGCAAGCGCTGATTCGGGTTCATTCGGCAGGCCCGCATTTTTGGGAAGCCGCACATGCATTCGCTCAGATGGCAACCGCAATGAGTCAACGGGGAGATTCAACGATGTATCACAGAGCATGTGAGCGATAGCGGGGTACATCTTGAAGTAGGGCGCCCCCCATCGAGCGAATGCAGCGTCTAGCTTCAATTGGCCAGATGCAAGTAGAGTGATGCCATCCCTGTTGGCGATCCTCGCCATTTCTTCATAGAACGCCACAACGCCTTGACGTTTCAGCTCTTGTTTCCGTTCGTGATTACAGAGTGATTTCGCTATCTGGTATAGCGTTCGCCACTCGTAGAACTCTGGGGCTCTCATGACATCGCATCCAATTCGAGGATAATGGCCGCACAATCGTCCAGGTGTTCCTTAAGCATCATCAGAGGTTTCACGTCGTTCAGGTCATCCAATGCCCGCATTAAGGCTTCAACCGTTTTCTTCGCTTTGCTGCGGGCCGTTCGCCATTCCTCCCGCTTCGGTGGTTCAGCTGGCGGTGATTCTTCACCTGTTTTACCAGTCTCGGCAGGTCGATTATCATCCTTCTCCCCCCCTGCATTGCCCGCAGTCGACCCACTACCTCCAGCCTTTGTGGCTCCCCCACCCTGTGGCCTAGTTGTCTCTGCAGCCTTCCCATCTTCCGCAACTTGACCGCCAGATTGCGTCTCTGACGCATTTTCTCCGTCAGGTGGGTAGGTAGCCGCTTTGCGATCGGCTAAGACACGAGTGACTGTACTGCGAGAAACGCCCGCCTTCTCAGCGATTTTCGAGTGCGACATCTTGCCGCCATTGTCCAGCAGCCATTCGACGCAGTTGACTTTATCAGCGTGGCTCATCCGTAAACCGTGCTGGTCGTTCGCCGTCATTCCGAATATTCGAGCGTCCTTAGCCGTACCCTTGTGGATCGTGCAGGGAATCGAAGACCGCTTCGCCCTGATCGCAGCCAGTGTGCGGTGGAATCCGTCAGCCACGAAATAGTCAGTGCCGTCGTGGAAGACATGGATTGCCCCCATCTTCCATGTCTTCCCGTCACTCGTAATCACCTCGGCGTATTCGTCAACGGTTTCCTCGCTGATCGCCACTCTGGCCTGGGTGTCTGCGTCAATTCGTAACAGGTCAATCGATAGTGCTTTGATCATCTTCAATCCTTAAAAGGGAATATCGTTCGTTTGCCAGAACATCGATAATTCAGCCGCATCCAGTCGCGATCTGTATTCAATCCGCATATCAACCAGTTCCTCGCGATCGAACGAAACTGATTGTGTTTTCAACCGCTCTAATCGCTCCACGGTTTCCTCACCTCTAACTGCCAGCATCCATTGCCGAAACACTCCCTGCATACCGTGGGCGAAGAAGTTGCAGTGGGAACACTGCGGCGCCACGTTGTCCTCTTCCAACAGGATTGAATTCCGTCGTGAGGCAATGAAGTGGCCGCAGTGAATTCCCTTGATCCCACTATTCCACGCATCCACTTTTCCACAAGTCACGCACACGCATTCACCGACATGTCGCGGAACCTGGCGAATCTCACCATCCACGATCGCCGTCACGAATTGACGTGGATCGGCACCGAATTCAGCCCTCACCATCTTCTGAAACAGTGGAGCGACGAACTTCCGAACGTACGTGCTGATCTGGAATTCCTGAGACTTTTCGTACAGGCGATCCCAGTGACGCTGTGCTTTTTCTTCTGGTGTCAGTGGCATTCGTCTTCTTCGTCTTCCAGTAGAAACTCAGTAAACGGCAGGAGCTGTTTCGATAAGGAGTGGTGCTGTAATTTCTTCAGGGCTTTTTGTTCAATTTGACGAACACGGGTTCCTGTTACCAAAAATATTTCACTGACCTCTTTAAGGGTCTTCGGTGGCTGTCCGTCTAATCCGTATCGATGGCGTATCACCTCACAAGATCGGTACGGAAGACACCGCAGCACTTCGCCAACCCTGGTCCGTAATTCCTCCCGCTCCAATGTCTCTGTTGGCGAAGTTAAAGCAACTGGGTGATGCACTTCGTGGAGTTCAACCGCCCGCAAAAACACACCCTGATTAAACTTGACGTTTTCATTCCTACCATGAAGTTCGAAGATCGCCCACTCGACGGCTTTAACCACTATTGTCGTCAGCTTCCACTCAGTGGGAGGAGGATTCTTCAGCAGTCTCATCCACACCTGTTGAATCACTTCGTCAACCCCACCAGCCTCCATCGCCCTGGCGTAATTTCGGTCGTTCTTTGTCATCCACCATTCTGCAATCCTAGCTACTTCAGATTCATCGGCAGGATGGAATTTACGTTGTACCAGGCTCATAGGTGCCGTAGCTTCCGTTCCTGCTTGTTGCGCTTATTCTTACACACCTGACATAATTCACGCTTAATGTCCCGTGGCTTACCCTCTGACCGCGTACGTCGATTACAGAGGCTATGTTGCCCACTGCTGTCTGCGTAATGCTGTCGCTGATCTGTCGCGGTCTCAGCTGTGAAATGATCGGAATACATTTCAGGGTTGCCAGCCTCGTCTTGCGAATAAACGTAGTAGAAGCCACTCATAACCTCGTGGCCTTGGTCACAACTAAATCAGTTTTCAACGTCACAAGTAGCCGCGTAACCTCAGCCGTCGAATCACGAAACTCCAGCAGAGCCACTCGCTTCTTTTCCTTGATCCGTTCGTCGTCGGCTTCAGCGGCGGCATACACCTTTTCCAAGGTTTCGAATTCCTTGATCAGGTCCGCTGCGCCTTTTTCACCAATGCCAGGACAACCTTTTATGCCGTCGACAGAATCGCCCATGAGCATCTGGTAGTCCGTCCATTGCGCAGGCTTCAGCCCCGTCGACTCAATGTGTGCAGCCATTGACAGCCACTTGTAATCTGGCAACATCTCACCGCTGGTGGGGTTCTCCATCCACTCCACATCCAGAAGCATATTCACATGATCAGACAAACACTGACGCATGTCCTTGTCCTGCGTCATCAGCGTAACACGACCATCGAACTGGGCCGCGTAACTCGCCATCATGTCGTCAGCTTCCATGCCCTCCTGAGACACGCAGGCGAAGTTCTTTTTCTCCAGCAGTTCGCGAACCAGATTCAGCTGCTGACCTAATTCAGGATCCTTCGGTGGACGTGGCTTGTACGCATCCTTCCATCCCTCAGTGAGTGCCTTGCGATGATTCGTACGACTGTCGAAGCAACAGGCACAGTCCGTGAGCCCCTTCTCTTTGAGGCGATCAACCGTACGCTCAATCCAGTCCGCAACACCCTGTGCTGCCTCAATCCCTGC